ATTATACTCATGCAACTGGATATAATTCAAATATATATAAGACGGTTTATTACGTAGATTCATATGATGGTAACTCAACCGCTTTATGTTTAACAATTGATTCACCAATAGTGTTATCAGATGGTTCAATAGTAGAAGCAGGAGATTTAGTAGAAGGTGATAAGTTAAAAGGTTATTCATTATCTGGTTTAACATTAGATTCTGATAATAATTTCTTTAATTGGTCATCATCTGAATTAGGTCAAGAATTAAAAGAAGTAGAAGTTAAGGGTATTGTATACTCATTCTCATCAAAATATTATGATATAAACAATGGTGGAGTAACTGCAACATCAGAACATCCATTATTAGTAAAAGATTCTGAAGATGGTAAATATAGATTCAAAGAAATATTTAGAATTACAACTGACGATAAATTAGTAAAAGAAGAAGGTGGAGTTTTAGTAGAAAAAGATATTACATCAATTGAATTAATAAATAGAACATCTGAAATCGTTTCAATTGACGTTGAAGATGTAGATACTTATTTGGTAAATGGATATGTAACCCACAATAAAGGTGGAAACACATTTGCAGATTTAGCAGCACCTGGTGCACCAACATCAGTAGCATATGCATCTCCGTTTGTATCGTGGGTTGCACCGGCATCAGTAGGAACAGGTGGTATTACTGCATATGATGTACAAATATCAACAGGAAATACATTTGTTTCTAACACAGTAGATAATACTGAATGGAGTGAAGCTAATATAGAAGTTAATACTCTATTAACTGCAGGGACTTGGTATGTTAGAGTTAGAGCGATTGACCAAGGTCTTAAAGGGACTTGGAGTAGTGCAGTTTCATTTGTTAGATAATTTTTTTATCGTTTGGGGAAAATCTATATATTTATATATATAACTAATTAATAAACAAAATATATCAAAATGGCAGAAAAAATTAAGTTTACGGAAGACGAGGTTAATCAAATTAACGAATTACGAATTGAAGTTGGGTCGGTTTTTACTGAATTAGGACAAATTCATATTGAAAAAAAGAGAAGATTGTCAGAATTAGAAGAAAGAGAAGCAGAATTAATTAAACAACATTCGGAGTTGGTTATCAAAGAAGAAACCTTATTTAAAGGATTAAACGAAAAATACGGCGATGGTGATTATAACCCTACAACGGGAGAATTCACACCAATAGCAGAATAATACTACGTTACGCATATATAAAATAATATTTTAGAAAAAGTATCTAATACTTATATGTGTATCATTACACAAACTTAATAGGAGTAAATAAAATGGCAGAAAAAATTGTATCACCTGGTGTATTCACAAGAGAGAATGATTTATCATTTTTATCACAGGGTATCGGAGAAATTGGAGCAGCAATAGTAGGACCTTTCAGTAAAGGACCAGCGTTCTTACCAACTATCGTCAATACACAATCAGAATTTGAAGAAATATTCGGTACACCTGATGGAACATACTATACAGGGTACGCAGTTCAAAACTATCTAAGAGAAGCAGGAACAGTTACGATTGTTCGTGTCGGACACATAGGTGGATATGAACACGCAGCACCACTTGCAATAGTAGTTAGTGGCTCAGCCGCACAAGGTGGAAAAAAAATAGTAGCAACTTTACATTCAACGATTGAATCGATTGAAAGTGTTGGATTATTTAGTGGTTCTACAAATGCAACAATTACATCACCAATTGGAAGTTCTGAATTTTTAATTACAGGCGGTCAATTAAGTGGTTCATTTAGTGCATCAATATTACCATCAGCTGGAAACGATATAGGTGATGTATTTGGTGAATCTCCATTTGGAACTAAAAAAGCATACACATACACTTATTTTGAAAAAACAGCAACTGATTTTTCACAATCATTTGCAACAAGTGCAGCAGATGTTGAATTACTTGAGTTACCAACTCAAATATATAGTGCTACAGATGGTCCAACACACGCATCTACTCCGTGGGTTAAATCTCAATTGATTAGTGGTGAAAGAAGTGACCTTTTCCGTTTCCATACATTAGGTGATGGTAACCCATATAATACTGAATATAAAGTAAGTATTTTTAATGTTAAAGCAGCAGGAGTATCTGGTGCAACTGATTACGCAACATTCTCAGTAGTAATTCGTGGATTCAATGATACCGATAGAAAAAAATCAGTAAAAGAAACATATAATAACGTTAACTTAGACCCAGCATCTCCAAACTATATTGCTAAAGTAATTGGTGATAGAAATTTGACAATTGATGCAAATGGTAAACAAAGTGAAAATGGTGATTACGCAAATCGTTCTAAATTAGTTAGAATAGAAGTGTCACCTGAAGGTACATTCCCTATTATAGCAGCACCTTTTGGACACGAGGCGTATTATAATCCTATAAGATTAGCATCTGGTGCAACAGCTGTATATGTACCTAAAGTTATTTACACATCAGGCTCATTTAGTAATACAGCATCATCTGCATATAGATATTCTGGTATTGATTTAGAAACTAGTGTAGTAAGAATAAACAACACACAATATTTAAAACCACTACCTGATTATAGTGTAGCGGATGAAATCGCAGGTATAACAACCGGTTCAAACCAACTATTTGCATTTGATAACGTAAGTTTAGGATTATCTGCTTCATTATCAACTGATGATACTGCTGAAACAATTGCTAAAAGACAATTTACATTAGGATTTCAAGGTGGATTTGATGGTGTAACTCCAACAAGAGTAATAAATAAAGGTGTAGATATATCATCTGGTAATTCACAAGGATTTAACTTAGCAACATCAATTGCAAGTGGTTCAGTTGCATATGTAAAAGCAATCAACGCGGTATCCAACCCTGATGATTTTGATATTAACTTAATCGCAGTACCAGGTATAATTCGTAGACATCATTCATATGCATTTGATTACATAAGTGAAATGTGTGAGAATCGTGAAGATGTATTCTTCATTGGTGATGTAGTTGGATGTGATAGTACTGATACGATTGATGCAGCAGTAACAGAAGGTGCATCAGTAGATTCTAACTATGTAGGTACTTACTACCCGTGGGTTAAGACAATCGATAGAAACACCAACAAATTAACTGCAGTACCACCATCAGTATTGATGCCAGGTATTTACGCAGCAAATGACGCGGTTGCAGCAGAATGGTTCGCACCAGCTGGTTTAAATCGTGGTGGAATCGTAGGAGCAGTTTCAGTATTGAATAGATTAACACACGCAGAGAGAGATACATTATACGAAGGAAAAATAAATCCTATCGCATCTTTCCCTGGTGAGGGTATCGTGGCATTTGGACAGAAAACATTACAAGAAAAATCATCAGCGTTAGATAGAATCAATGTTAGAAGATTACTTATCAAAGTTAAGAAGTATATCGCTTCTACATCAAGATACTTAGTATTCGAACAAAATACTTCTACCACTCGTTCAAGATTCTTAAATACAGTTAATCCTTATTTAGAAGCAATTCAACAAAGACAAGGTTTATATGCATTTAGAGTAGTAATGGATGAGACTAATAACACTCCTGATGTAATTGATAGAAATATATTGGCTGGACAGATTTTCTTACAACCAACAAAAACAGCTGAATTCATCGTATTAGATTTCAATATCTTACCGACTGGAGCATCGTTCTCAGCATAAATTTTAAAAAAAAGAGAAACCTTATATTTATTAATATAATAGGAGAAAAATAAAATGGCAGAAATATTAGAGTTTAACGAAATGTTCTATACCAACTTTGAACCAAAGATGAAAAATCGTTTCATCATGGAAATCGGTGGTATCCCTTCATATCTTATCAAAGCTGGAAACAGACCAAACATTCAGTTTGAAGTTGTAACACTTGAACACATCAACTTAAAAAGAAAGTTGAAAGGTAAAGGTGAATGGCAAGATTTAGAAATCACATTATATGACCCAATTGTACCATCAGGTGCACAGGCAGTAATGGAGTGGGTTAGAACTTCACATGAATCCCTAACAGGACGTGATGGATATGCAGATTTCTACAAAAAAGATATTGATATCTATATGTTAGGACCAGTTGGTGATAAAATCGAACAATGGAAACTAAAAGGTGCATTTATTTCAAACGCACAATTTGGTGATTTAGATTGGACATCAAATGACCCTGCAGAAATCACATTAACGTTATCTTATGATTACGCAATACTTGAATTCTAATAGAATTAAAATATAAAATTAAGAAAGGAGATAGAAATATCTCCTTTTTTTTCAATTTTTTTTTATTTATATATTTATATACAATAAACAAAATAAAGGTAAAATATGTCACAATACGAATTCGCAACCGAGATAGTATCGTTACCATCACAAGGTAAATGCTATCCAGTAACAAATCCATTATCAAGTGGTAACATTGAATTAAAATACATGACCGCAAGAGAGGAGGAAATTCTTTCATCTCAAAGTCTAATTAAAAAAGGTGTAGTATTAGATAAATTATTCGAAGC